AAACCTGGAACAGATGAAAAAGATATAAATTTAATGGTTGATGAATTTGTATCTATGTATGAAAATTTTGGGACTACAAGTTATTATTTTTTAGATGAAACATTTAATGCTAATCTAGAAAGAATAGAAAATCTTGGAAAAATTTATAATAAACTGCCTTTTAAATTAGAATTTTTAAGTTATATTAGAGCAGATTTATTAGACAAACACCCTCACACTCAAGATATTCTTCAAGAATGCGGACAGCGTGGTGCTCTCTTTGGTATAGAAACTTTTCATCCAGAAGCGGCAAAGGCAATTGCTAAACCATGGAGTGCTCGACGAGGTAAAGATTTTTTATTAGAGCTTAGAGAAAAATGGCAGCACACTCATATTGATTGTCATTTTATTGCAGGACTGCCTGGAGAATCTGAAGAACATCTTTATGAAACAGCACAATGGCTACAAGATAGTTCTTTAGGGTTTTTTTGGTTCATACCCCTATTACTTAATTACAAGGAAAGAAACGGAGTGTGGGAAAGAAATGCTCTACAAGAAGGCGTAACTTGGCCCAATCCCACATACCATCTAAATTGGGAACGAGGCGAGTGGTCTTGGATAAGAGCATATAATGTATCGGCAAAATTGAATAGATTTATAGACGCACAATCACGTATGGGTATGTGGAGTCTAGGACCTATACACACAGCAGGATTAAGATTTGAGCAAATGGTAAATCATACATCTAATCAAATTTTTGATCAAATTGGAGATTTATATGATCATGAACAGAGATTGTTTAGTGATTATAAAAAAATATTGAAATCATACGCAGGCAGATAATCAATTATTTTGACAGGCAACAATTATTAATTTATTATTACACAAAGGAAAAATATTATGGCAAAAGCATTCGACTTAACAAAATTTAGAAAAACACTTACGAAAAGTATCGACGGACTAGGAGTAGGATTTAATGATCCTACTGATTGGATAAGCACAGGTAATTATGCTTTGAATTATCTTATCAGCGGCGATTTTAATCGAGGTGTGCCACTAGGCAAAGTTACAGTATTTGCTGGCGAAAGCGGCGCAGGTAAAAGTTATATCTGCTCAGGCAATCTTGTAAGACACGCACAAGAACAAGGTATCTATGTAATCTTAATTGACAGTGAAAACGCATTAGATGAAGATTGGCTTAAGGCACTAGGTGTAGACACTGCTGAAGATAAACTATTAAAACTTAACATGGCAATGATTGATGATGTTGCTAAGACAATTAATGAGTTTATGAAAGAATACAAAGCAATGGAAGATCGCCCTAAGGTTTTATTTGTTATAGATAGCCTAGGCATGTTGCTAACCCCTACAGACGTCAATCAGTTTGAAGCAGGAGACCTAAAAGGTGATATGGGTAGAAAACCTAAGGCACTTACAGCATTGGTACGTAATTGTGTCAATATGTTTGGTAGTGCTAATGTTGGGCTTATTGCCACTAATCATACGTATGCTAGTCAAGATATGTTCGACCCCGACGATAAAATTTCAGGCGGACAAGGCTTCATTTACGCAAGTTCTATCGTGGTTGCCATGAAAAAATTAAAGCTTAAAGAAGACGATGATGGTAACAAGATCAGCGAAGTGCGAGGCATCCGCGCTGCTTGTAAGGTTATGAAAACACGTTATGCTAAACCTTTCGAAAGTGTACAGGTTAAGATTCCTTATGAAACAGGTATGAATCCTTATAGCGGCTTAGTTGATCTAGCAGAAGGTAAAGGCTTACTTAAAAAAGACGGAAATAGACTGTCATTTACTACAAATGATGGAGAAATTATTAAATATTATCGCAAAGAATGGGAACGTAACGAAGAAGGCTGCTTGGATAAAGTAATGGCCGATTTCGCTAATTATAAACCATCTGAAATTGAGGAGCTGGTAGAAAATGAATGAAAATCAAATTGCCGATATCTGGATGTTGTTTAAAGAATACTTAGATAAAAAAACTGTAGATCTAGCAGCAGAAAGATATGTTGATTTGTTAGCGGATCATGGAGTAAGCGATAAAGTTATACAGGCTGCTAGTGGAGCAGATGATTCATTGGACGAAGCTATATCTTACTACATGGACGAAGAGCCGGACGAGGATGATTATAACGAAGATAACTGGGACTATGACGACGAAGATTAAGTATGTGGTATTCTAAAGTAAGCAAAGACATATCGTATATTCCTGATGCTGTAGCATATTTTGAAGCCGAATTACAGGCAGCAAAAAATGATAGCCGCATAGCGGGTAATATTGAAAAGGCAGCTGCCAGTATGCCAGGTGTTGTAGAACAACGATATTGTCAGCTTCAAGAAATTGAAGCTATACTAGAATATCTTAATATTGAACTTCGTAGATTAAAAAGCCAGCATTTTCGTAAATATTTAGAAAATTATCAACGTGCTCTTAGCAGTAGAGATTGTGAAAAATACGTAGAAGGCGAATCCGATGTAGTCGATTTTGAAAAGATTATTAACGAATTCGCTTTGCTACGTAATAAATGGTTAGGCATTACCAAGGCTTTAGATATCAAACAGTGGCAACTATCGAACATTATAAAATTACGAGTAGCCGGAATGGAAGACGCTACTTTGTAAACCAATATAAATATCAGCATGAAAAAAATAGTGCTGATAACAGGTGGTTTCGATCCTATACATTCGGGACACATTTCTTATATTCAAGCAGCTAAAAATCTAGGAGACCTACTTATTGTAGGTGTTAATTCTGATCAATGGCTGACACAAAAAAAGGGTAGACATTTTATGCCCTTAATAGAACGAGCTAATATCCTACGCAGTATCAAAGGTGTAGATTTTGTCATAGATTTCGAAGACAAAGATAACACCGCTAAACATGCTATATGGATGGTTCGTCAAAGCTATCCACAAGATCATATCGTTTTTGCCAACGGCGGCGATCGCACAGCATCAAATATTCCAGAAATGGATATCGTAGATGATAACCTATCGTTTGTTTTTGGCGTCGGCGGAGAAGATAAAAAGAATTCAAGTTCTTGGATTTTAGAAGAATGGAAATCTCCTAAGACCATAAGACCCTGGGGGTATTATCGTGTGCTACATGAAAATTCTCAAGAAGTTAAAGTTAAAGAACTAACTGTAGACCCAGGTCAGTGTTTAAGTATGCAAAAGCATGAACAACGTTCTGAGCATTGGTTTATAGTAGAAGGCACAGCAGAAGTATATACAATAAACAGAAGTTCTGATCATGAATTGGTAGGTATCTTTCACAAACATCAAAGCTTACACATTAGAAAAACTGAATGGCACCAATTGTGTAATCCGGCAAACGTTCCTTTAAAAATTGTTGAAATACAATACGGTACAGATTGTAAAGAAGAGGATATAGAAAGACTATGAAAGTATTTGTAGGATGGGATAGTAGAGAAGATATTGCTTATCAAATATGTAAACATTCAATTGTTACAAGAAATGACAATGTTGAAGTTACTCCGTTAAAACAAGAAGAATTAAGACAAAAAGGCATTTACACTAGAGAAGTAGATATCCTAAGTTCTACAGAGTTTACATTTACAAGATTTTTAGTGCCGCATCTAACTGATTATAAAGGATGGGCACTTTTTGTTGACTGTGATTTTGTATTTGTAGAAGATATAGAAAAATTGTTTAATCTTACCATTAATCAAGATTATGCTGTGATGGTTGTACAACACGAATATAATCCTACAAACACAATAAAGATGGATGGCAAAACACAGCACGTCTATCCTAGAAAAAACTGGAGCAGTTTAATTTTATTTAATTGTGCTCATCCTTCAAATGCCGCTCTAACTCCTGAAACAGTTAACAAGGCTACTGGTGCTTACCTACACAGGTTTCAATGGTTAAAAGATGAAGAAATAGGATGCATAAGCCCAGAGTGGAATTGGTTAGTTGGGTGGTATCAAGAACCTAAACACGGCAAACCAAAAGCCATACACTACACAGAAGGAGGCCCATGGTTTCCTAATTATGCTCACTGTGAATATGGTGCTGTATGGACAGAAGAAAAATATAAGTATCTTGAAGCTATAAAAAATCCACCACCGCCACCAAGTAAATATGAACAATTGCCTGACGAGCTTAAAGACATTTTTGATGATATTTTAAAGTACAGAGTGGATAGTACAGGCGATTATTACAAAGTCAATATAAACAAATTGATTGAAAAAATAACGTCAATTGAAATTAGTAATGTTTATTCAACAGACTCAGAATATAGATATGAAAGAAAAGGTATGGATTACGACCCAATTTTACAGAATTTTGTTTTAGGCGCAGGAGGACAAATCAGCACCTGGGATAAAATTGAAAATCTAAAAGCACCTGTAGTATTAAGAGGTATAACAAAGCGCAAACAAATGGCTGCTTGTAGAGAACAAAATAGAGATTTCTATTACATAGATACAGGTTATTTTGGCAACGGCAGAAAGAAAAATTTTCATAGAGTTACAAAAAACGCCATGCAGAATATAGGACCTGTGCTAGAGCGTCCAGCAGATAGATTTGAAGCCACAGGGGTTCCTCTGACTAAATTTAGAGGCGGATCTAAAATTTTAATCTGTCCTCCTAGTGCTAAAGTTATGGTGTATTATAATTTAGATTTAGATCAATGGATGGAAGAAACTATTGCTACAATTAAAAAATATAGCGACAGAGAAATAGTTATCAGATTGAAAAAACCTAGATCAGAAAGAATACATAATGACACCATGGCCAATGCTCTAGCACAAGATATACATTGTATGGTAACGTTTAATAGTATTGCCGCAACGGAAGCACTTCTATTAGGCAAACCAGCATTTACTTTAGGGCCTAATGCTGCGCAAAGTTTGTGTTTAAATGATCTTAGTAAGATAGAAAAACCATATATTCCTACATTGGATGAAGTTCATAAATGGGCTTGTCATTTAGCGTATTCACAATTTACAGAAAGTGAAATGCGCACAGGGCTGGCATGGAGAATTGTCAGTGAAACGAAATAATGTCTATGATGTTGTAGTATATCTCAGTAGCGTACTTAATATAAGCAAACATCCTAAAAAACTAAGCTGTCTTAATGCCTTTGCTGAAGGTGTACGGCGTGTAGGACATACAGTTCATGTAGAAACACAATATCGTTATACTCCAAGTAGGTTGGCTGTAATCTTAGGTTGGGTGACTCAAGATAAGAACACTCCAAACGTTCTACTTAGGCAACAAATTGTAGAACAGCAAAAACAAAGAGGTAATCATACAATGTGTATAGATGCCAATTGCTGGAAATACATAGATACACAAAATCAATTTTTAAGATATAGTCTTGGCGGTCCTTTCTACGATCAAGCAGAATACGCTAATCACAATTCTACATCAGATAAATGGAATACAATTAGTTCAAGATTAAATTTACAATTAAAACCGTGGCGTGCAAAAGGAAATCACATACTTGTATGTATGCAACGTGATGGCGGATTCAGTATGAAGAATTTAGATCCAATGCAGTGGCTAGGCAACAAATTAATTGAACTAAGACAGCACACCAGCAGAACAATTATTATACGACCTCATCCAGGTAAGCCACAAGACTTCAGTCGTTTTGTAGATCCTAATAATAATATTCGTGTTATAGACAGCCAAGCAGTTCCCTTAGTATCTAGTCTACACAAATCATGGGCAGCAGTATTTTTTAACAGTTCTAGTGCTGTAGCTGCTGTTTGCGAAGGAATTCCAATTTTTATAGACGATAAAAGTTGTGTAGCTTGGAATATAGCCAACAAAGATATCAAAGATATAGAAAATCCGAAAATGTTTGACAGAGATCAATGGATATGGGATTTATCGGCGGCACATTGGACTGATGACGAAGCTGCTGCTGGTGATGTATATAGAAAATTTATACCTTACCTTGGTATTTAAGAATCCAATCTTTTTTGTGCTGATCTATAACCACATAATCTAAAGTTTGTAGTAATTTTACAGATGGTAGGTCTGATCTAGCATCTTTATATTCATGTGTCTGCTGTTCTACCACAATAATAGGTCTATTTCTAATAATTGTTTCCATAGCACCAGCTAAAATTTCTTCCTCGAACCCTTCTACGTCAATTTTTATTAAATCTACATCTTGAAAGTTAAAACTATCTAAAGTTTTTAAGGGAATAGATCCTTTGCCAAAGCTATTAGTATCAATATGACTATGACCTGTGTTTCCTTCTACAATATTCATGTTGATATAAGATTCTTCTTTGCCTAGAGCACACTCGTACATAAAATAGTTAGATTTTTTGACATTTTTACGATAACATTCTATAAATTCTTGAACTGGCTCAAACGCAACTACTTTTTCAAATTTTTCTACAAGTTCGCAGCTCCATAGACCAACATTTGCTCCAATGTCTAAACATAGTCTGTGATTTTCGCAATGTTTAATGGCAGATTCCCTAGCCCTCCATTGGTATCGCAGCACTCCATCTTTTTCTAAACTTTTTTTAAGCATTCTCGGAAAATGATTATCATAATCCGGAAACCAGAAACCGTGTGACTCTTTCATATTAATTTAATCTCCAATATCCTTCTTTTCTTGTCACCACTAAGTCTGTATTTAAACTTTTTCCATATTCTTTACGTTTGCCTTTGAGATGATCAAGATAAGCACCCCATGCACTATTAATTAACGGGTGTCCTTCGCCTTTTATTAGACCTTCTGACCAATTAAATTCAATTAACGGGTGTAATTTCCTTACTGCGTCAAAAACAAAACTGTCATGCCACTCGTCTAGTGTAAAAATTCCATTTTCGGCATCATCATAGTACTGCCTAAACTGTTTTAAAAAATCTTTGACACGTTGACTAGGTAAAAACATAGAATATAAGCCGCATTCACTAAATTTACCTTCGCGGCCTAGGTAGCATAAGTCCACATTTTCAGGAATCATCATGTCAAGTGTTAATTCTGTTACCGGACTATGACAAATCATGTCAGCATCCATCCAAATTAAGGTATCAACATCGCAATTTTCAGCACAGTGAAAAATACTGTAAACTTTATGAGCGAATCTTATGGCATCCCACTTGAAACCCTTACCCGCATCTCTTCTTTTGCTTCTCACAGGATCTTGACTTACATCTCCGTTGGCTTTTGGCACATTTTTCCATTTGCTCTTAAATGTTAAAAGTGGTTGACTGCTTACATGTAAATCTCTTACAATAAGATTAGACGAAGACTCTAAAATTTCACAATCTTCGGTATAAACATATAGGTTTACACTCTTAGGCCAGTTCTGTAGGTAGCTTTTTATAAATTTTTGAGCATATTGCTCGTAGCCTTTGGCGTGAAAAGTTGTTACTACGGCATATTTTGACATCAGTACTCCATTAAATACTATTATTACTTATCACTCTTATGAGATTCTCAATTTTTCCAAGATTCGGTGCTCAAAACTCTAAATCTGTGTTTGCTGCCTTTGAGCAAGGGGCGAAAAAATTAGGTCATGAAGTAGTACATCATGACATGACGGCCGATGTATATGTGATTTGGAGTGTGCTATGGCATGGTAGAATGGAGCAAAATAAAAAAATATGGGATCATGCTAAAAAATTTAAAAAGTCTATCCTTATTTTAGAAGTTGGGTGCCTAAAGCGAGGAGAAACATGGAAAGTAATGGAAAATAATGTAAACAATAAAGGATTTTTTGGTCCTGAATGGAATCAGATACCTAATAGAGCTAAAAAACTTGGACTTGCTCTCGCTCCATGGACCATGAATGGATATAATATTTTGATCTGTGGGCAGCATAGCAAAAGTGAACAATGGACCAACTTACCTCAACCCATACAGTGGCTAAAATCCACCGTAGACATCATTAAAAAACACACAGACAAGCCTATTGTGTTCAGGCCCCACCCAAGAGACTGGCAGTGGGCTGCTAATTTGTCTTATAAAGACGTAAGAGTAAAGATTCCAAAACAAATACCCGGCACCTATGATGATTTTGATTTTGATCAAGATTTAAAAAATGCGTGGGCAGTGGTTAATCCTAATTCCAACACCGGTGTTCAAAGTATCATTAAGGGTGTACCGGCATTTGTAACCATTGATAGTCTAGCAACAGGGGTAGGTAACATTGACTATGCAGATTTAGATAAACCGTTAAGACCAAGACGCGAAGATTGGTTAGATTGGATAGCGCACTCTGAATGGACCTTAGATGAAATAGCAGTTGGTACTCCAATCTCTCGTATTTTTACTTAAAGTTTGACATTTAATATTAATTAATTTATAATAATACCATGAACACTGTAGATACTTTGTTGTTAGAAATTATTAGAAATAATTTTTTTATTAGTGTGGTACCTTGGGATCACAAAGATAAAAAAATATTAGAAAGTTTTGGACATCAACTGAAAAGCGGTGTATTTTTGACTGAAAATCAAGGCAATTTATTGGTAAAATTATTAGCACGATATCAAAATTATATACAAGCGGTCAGTAGTTTAGATTTTACAATACTTAATAATCCTACCTGGACTCAAAATTTTAGATCCATTTCTGTTGTGCGAAGAATTTTTCTAAATTCCGCTGACCTATCGCAGATTTATGTAGAATTTACCTATAATAAGCGTCTAAAAGATAGATTGTTTGAATTACAGAAAAAAATTCAAGGATCAATCGTACACGAAAAAAATAATTTATACTCATTTATTTTGTCCGAGCAAAATATCTGTGTGCTGGTAGAAAATTTTAAAGAACAAGGGTTTGAAATTGAGCCAAAGATACTGAATTTTTATCAAGAAATACAAACAATAAAATCTAAGGCTAAACCTTGTTTTGATATTACCACAATTGATAATCTACATCTTCATGGAAAATTAAAAGAAGATCTTGGTGTAGATTATAAGAATCTTCCAATTTTGCTTCATGATAGAAAATTAAGATTTCAATACGAATACAATGAATTTTTAACTGAAAAATCACTGGTGGAAAAGATAGCTTTGCGATCAAGTATTGACACTTTTATAAGTTCTATTGATTATACTTTTAAAGATGTTATACTATCATTAGTTGAATTACAAAGACTACCTGTGTTAGTGATTTTTGATTCGTACCGTCCTGATTTTTGTAAAAATCTACTAGATCAAATACATACAACTTTTTTAGAGACAAATTTACAAGAAAAAATAGGAATTTATTTTAGACTCGATAATAATTTGAATAAAGACTTTAACACTAAGATCGCAGAGTTTGGTTATAACTGTTACTTGGATTCGCAAACACAACTTGTTGGATTAAGTAGCAAACAATTGCCTAAATTTTTAGTAAAAAGCGGCTGGAAGCCAAAATCAGTGATATGCTTTAGTCCTAATTTTAAGAATAGTAAAATTTATTCGTACTGTGATTCAGTAGATTTAAAAATATGTTTTACAGAAAGCAAACCCGTATCTGGATTCGAATATGCCGTCATGTAAATTAATAATAAAAGACGAAGTCAACATTAAGCTAGAGGGGTTGCCTATTGAGATGCGCAGAAAACTGGTGAACAAATTTAAATTTGTTGACCCTACAGCTAGATATAGACCAGCTTATCAATTAGGTAGATGGGATGGTAGTGTAACCTTGTTCGGTATGGGCGGTAATGGATATGTAAATCAATTACCTGTAATATTGCCGCTGTTAGAAGAAAATAATTATGATATTGAAGAAGTGTTAGACCTGAGAAATCCATTAAAATTAAATTTTACTTCGGTTACAAACACCTTCTGGGCAGATCAAGGTAAAGTATGGGGACCGGGTCATAGGTTCCAAGGCCAACCTATAATGTTGAGAGACGATCAAGTAGAAGTGATCAATAAATTTATAAGTAATCCTCAAAGTTTACAGGAAGTTGCCACAGGCGCAGGTAAAACTATCATGACGGCTACTTTAGCTCAGTTATGCGAACCACATGGTAGGACTATGGTGATAGTGCCCAACAAAGATCTAGTCACGCAGACAGAAGAAGATTTTATTAATGTAGGGTTAGATGTAGGTGTATACTATGGCGATAAAAAAGATCTAAACAAAACTCATACTATTTGTACTTGGCAAAGTCTTAATATTCTTGACAAAAAATCTAAGAATTCTGAACATGAAATTGTTACTCTAGCAGAGTTTTTAGACGGTGTTCAATGTGTTATAGTAGACGAAGTTCATATGGCCAAAGCAACTGTGTTAAAAAACTTACTTACACAGAACTTTTGTAACGCAGCAATACGTTGGGGACTTACTGGCACAGTGCCTAAAGAAGACTATGAATCTGAAATAATATTCGCTAGTATTGGCCCAGTGGTTGGTGGTGTCAAAGCTCACGAATTACAGGAAATGGGTATACTTAGTAATCTACATGTAAACATATTACAGTTAGTTGATTTGCCTGTATTTAAATCTTACGCAGACGAATTAAAATATCTGGTAACAAATAAAGAAAGAGTAACCTTCATTGCGAGTTTAATAAAAAACATAGCAGCATCAGGAAATACACTAATACTGGTCAATAGAATTGACACTGGTAAATTAATTACAGAATTAATAGAAGATAGCGTTTTTATTTCAGGTGAAGTTAAAGGCGATAAAAGAAAGGAAGAGTATAAAGAACATGCTGTTAGTGATGAAAAGATTACTGTGGCGACTTATGGTGTGGCCGCTGTGGGTATTAATATCCCTAGGATTTTTAATTTGGTGCTTTTGGAGTCCGGAAAAAGCTTTACACGGGTTATACAAAGCATTGGGCGAGGCATTAGAAAAGCAGAAGACAAGGATTTCGTACAAGTCTGGGATATCACCAGTACGTGTAAGTATGCCAAGAAACACTTGGGTGAACGGAAAAGGTTTTATAAGGAAGCTAAGTACCCGTTCACGCTTGAGAAAATAGAATGGAAATAAAATGCAGATTTTAACTTTAGACAATAAATCTTTTGATTTAAATAATCTACCAGATGATGTAGATGAAAATATGAGATTCAGTGTATTAGATAATAGTGATATATCTAATCCTGATTTTTTCTTTGTGCCATTAATCTTTTTAGAAAGTTTTAATGCTCCGGCTATGGTGCTTAAAATTGGCAATGATGAAGTAACTATGCCTATTGATTGGAGTATAGCAGTAGGAGATAGTAGCAGTAGTAGCGAAATAGAAATTTTACCATTGACTAGTCTAAATGATCGTGGGTTTGAAGCATTTTGTTTTAACCCATTAAGCAGTTTTAGAATAGAATTTAAACGAATAGAGATAATTAATTTTTATAATGATGTCAAATGGTATTTTCCTAAAATGAAAAATGGACAATTATTAACTGTGCCGTTAAGTAATGACGAGAAGCCTTTATGTTCATATTTTGTCAAAGAGATTAGTAGACAAAGTGAAATAATACAACTATCAAAAATATTATGAGTAAAAAGATAGCAATTGTAACAACTTTTAGCGATAGTGGATATGAAAATTACGGAAAGTTATTTTTAGATTCATGTGTTAGATATTTGAATCCTACAGTAGATGTACTAGTTTATAAAGATAATGTAGAGATTCCTTATCAGAAGAATTTTAAAATTTTTAACCTTGAACCTAGTATTCCTGAGTTAACAGCATTTAAACAGCGCAATAATTATAGAAACGAAACTGATATTAAGTTTCAATATCAATCTATAAGATTTAGTCATAAAGTTTACGCAATATATCATGCTGCTATGAATTCAAATGCTAGATATCTTATTTGGCTAGACAGTGATACGGAATTATATGATAGTGTAAGTCCTGAATATCTTAGACATTTTTTACCAGAAGGTATTTTTGTAGGTTATTTAGGGCGAGCAGGAGAAGCATTTAGTGAATGTGGATTTATGATTTACGATTTACATCATTCATGCGCTAAAGAGTTTTTTAATAGATTTAAATGGTACTATGATACCGACGAACTATATACATTACGTGAATGGCACGATAGTTATATTTTTGATCAAGTAAGAACAGAGTTTGAATCGGCAGGTAAAATTAAGAGTATAAATCTAAGTCAACATGTAAATAAACATCATTTCAACGCCGTACTAGATGGCTATATTATGCATCTAAAGGGTGATAGAAAAAATAAAAGAGCTAAGATGATGGAAAAAGCTTTAAGACGTAAGGGAGAACTTGCTAAGATAAAGGCTCCTTGGTAAATATCTTTTTAGGAAAAATTATGATAGCAGGAAAAGTTTGGGGTAATACAGAATTAATTGAAGCCAATGGGGTATTAGAATTTCATAGAATAGACACTAAGAAAGGTGGGGTTTGTTCTAAACACAAGCACAACTACAAGTGGAATGGTTTCTTCGTAGAGAAGGGTGCGTTACTAATTCGTGTATGGAAAAACAACTATGATTTAGTCGATGAAACTTTATTAACAGATGGTATGTATACAAAAGTTGCTCCTGGAGAATATCATCAATTTGAAGCAATAGAAGATACAGTAGCTTTTGAATTATATTGGGCAGAATTTAATCATACTGATATTGAAAGAGAAACTGTTGGATTTGCTAAATGATTTCTGACAACTATAAAAAATCTTTAGAAGAACTTCAATCTAAAAATAGTTTTAAAGGCTTATTGGTAAAATATGAACCTGTAAAAGAATTTATACAAACCTATAATCCTGCCACTGTATTAGATTATGGATGTGCTAGAGGCAACTTAGTCAATCAACTACGCAAAGATTTTCCTAACATGATAGTAGACGGATACGATCCAGGAGTTAGTGAATTTTCTACCATTAAGCAGACAAGCTATGATAGCTTGATTTCTAATGATGTAATAGAACATTTTGAACCTGAGTTTCTAGATAGCACACTAGAAAAAATGAGCAATTTATATACAAAATCCGCTTGGTTAATAATTGCTTGCTATCCTGCTAAGAAAAAATTACCTGATGGACGCAATGCGCATCTTGTTATAGAAACTCCTAATTGGTGGGAAAAGAAAATTCAAACAACGTTTGTAAACAGCAAGATAGTAAAAAAAGAAATTGTAGAATTTGCTGTAGGTAAGCCGGAACTTAGATTAATCTTAGAACGATTGTAATATTTGATATCTTTCTACCATATCTGCTACTTCAGTTGACATAGCAAACTCATCCCTAGAAAATTGACTCCACGCTATATGATTCAGCCATGTTTCTCTGTCAGGAGTTTTAAGTGTTTGAAGGCTTGTTATATCAGATCCCATTAATAAAGAAACAATAGTTAAATCTGTTGTATAAGATTGATATCCTAACATTGCTGCCTCAGCACATGCCATGGTCCTTTCGCCTACAACACCATAGCAGCCTTCTAATTGTTTTAAATATTCTGGCCATCTTAAAGCATCTTTGCCGCCACGTTTTTTTCTCCAAAGAATATCACCTTGCCAAAACTTTTTAATTTTTTGATCAATATCGAGTTTCCATTTAGTAAGATGTATGCCTGTGCGCTCAAATAAAGTTTCTGGTTGAGGTTCAATTACGATAATATAATCTCCTCTAGATGTTTTCCATTCCTCTACAGCAGGCTGTAGTGTATGTAATCTTGAATATGGTGCTTGGTGTAGTTTTAAATTATGACTATCACAGTACGACACACGTCTTGTTATACGTCTAGGAAGATTATGACCCCAATAACCGTAATCAATCTCTAACCATTTATTGCCTTTATCTATCCATTCTTTTAATGGACTCCACCAAGGAGCAAAATGAATGGCTAACAAGATATAATCATCGGGAACTGCTTGTATAGAATCGAATCGTTTCGCTCCTCTTTTAATCCATGGCTCAGCAGCCCATCGATTATGTTTGTCTATTAGATTATCTACTACAGCATATTTTATTTGAGACATTATGTTTAACTTAAATAGTATTTTAGAAAATATTTATGAGTCAATTGGAACCACACGCAAATTATATTTACGAAAAATCTAATGGTGTAACCTACGCTAGAAAAATGGGCAGTACCGATAGAATTGTTATTGGTTATGATCAAGAAGCAATAGACAAAGAAGAAGATGCTATTTGGAGAGAAATAAGAAAGGCTGCTAAAACCAATAAAGCTTTACAAAGGGCCCTGGATCGTGCTAAAATACTGTATAGACTAAGTAAAGATGATCCATTATGAGTGAAAAAATAGAACTTAAAGAAAAACTAGCAGCAGTTGATATGAATGTCAAAGGTCTTTGGGACGAATTAGATGACAGTCAACAGAAAGATCTTAAAAAAGAATTTTTCTTACTTAATCGATATGTCAGTAATGTTAAAACTAACAATGCTGAACTACAAGAACATTTTGTACTAACTGTTAATGAATTCTTTAATAAAAATTGGAAAGACTTACAAGCTCATCCTAAATTATTATGGCAATTATTATGTTTGTGTAGTCATGAAAGTAGAAAGTTATTCTATCATGAATGGATAGGATTTAAACAGAAAAAAGCTTCTAATAAGCTGGTAAAATTTTTGTCAGAAATCTATCCAACTAGAAAATTAGATGAATTAGAATTATTGGCATCTATAAGCACTGAAAAAGAGTGTAAAGAGTTAGCTAAATTACATGGATACGAAGATAAACAAATTGATAAATTGTTTAAATGATTTTGGAAAAGACTAAAACATATATCTGCGAATATTGCCGTTCAAAGTTTACAAGAGAAAAGACTTTGATGGTTCATATGTGCGAACAAAAACGCAGATATATTATGAAAGAAGAAAAACATGTGATGATTGGATATCACACATTTAATAACTTCTTTCAATTCTCTCAAAAAAATAATGTGGTTAAAACCTATGACGAATTTGCTAGTAGTCCATATTATAACGCCTTTGTAAAGTTTGGCAGTTTTGTAAACAATACTAATCCTTTATATCCCGATAAGTTTATAGATTGGACTGTTAAGAGCGGTGTAAAAATTGATCATTGGTGTAGAGACGAACTGTATGAAAAGTATGTTCTCGAATTAATTCATAACGAAAGCGTAGAAACAGCACTTGAACGCAGCATTAAAAACATGACAGAATGGGCTGATAAAAATAACAGTTCTTGGGATCATTACTTTAGATATGCTAGTGCTAGTCGTGCTGTATATGACATAAAAGATGGAAAAATTAGTCCTTGGTTGTTGTTAAACTGTGAAAGCGGCAAGAAACTACTGTCCGAACTACTAGACGAACAACTAAATTCTATAAGTAATATAATAGACCCTCAAGTCTGGAGGAAAAAGTTTAAACAACAAAAAACAGACTTAGAGTTCGTTAAACAAGTGGTCAAGGAGTCCACATTATGAGCGAAAACATCATCGGTACATCAGCAGAACTAAGCATGCAGATTATTGTAAGTGAAAAAGATTCTTCAGTGTATGTCAAACTAGAAGGATTTGATGATTTAGACGACGCAGAGCAATACGCAGAATTTTTAAATAAGAACCTACCACTATTACTTTTTGAAACTACAGTTATACACTAATGCCAGATATAGATATTGACTTCGCAGACAGAGACACCATACTAAATTTAATCAAGCACACTAAAGCCAGTAGGGAAGATCATAATGACTTAGTGCCTCATAATACAGGCATCTATGTACAGCCTATTCCTTCAAATGCTGTGACAAATTTAGCTAATATCGATTATAAAACAGCTGAACAAAGAGGATATTTTAAAATTGACTTCCTGAATGTAGGTCTTTACAAAGACATAAAAAGTGAAGAACATTTAGTACAGTTAATGAACACAGAGCCTCTTTGGGATTTGCTAGAAGCAGACGAATTTACTAACATGCTGTTTCACGTAAATGGGCATGGTAATGTTTTACGCACTATGAAACCGCGCAGTATAGAACAATTAGCAGCAGTATTAGCTATGATCAGACCAGCTAAGAAAAAACTAATTGGAAAAGATTGGAGCAAAGTGATGAAGCATATTTGGGTTAAGCCCGATAATGACGAATATTACTTTAAGAAAAGTCACGCTATTGCCTATGCTACAGCAGTGGTAGTGCAAATGAATTTAATCTGCGAAAGTATAAGTTACGAGTACTGTTAACGTTTAGGCGTTCTTACCAATTGAACACTTTTACGTTTTACTCTTTTTAGTGTTAGATTCAGTAAATTTACAACTGGTCCTAAAATGATACGTACATCTTTGCTGTTAAATGTTTTAATAGCATAACGATATGGTTCTATTTCTTTACGACAAAAAATGCTTATTGGTACTTGCCTATTCGACTCCCACCACCATATTTCGCC